CGGGATATATCAGAGAACGATTTCTTGCTACTGGCAGAGCTCCTGGAACGCTCAACGAATGGATGGTAAGGCTCAAGGCTCTGTTGAGATGGGGATACCGCAACGATTACATCGAAGATATCTCCTATCTCGACAAGATTGAACGGTTTAAAGATGTTTCTCATCGCAAGAAGATTGAAGACAAATTTCTTGAGTCCAGCGAAGTGGAACTGTTACTTGATGAGATGAAAGTAAAAAAATGGAAAGTGCTAACAGAATTCCTCGTTCTGTCTGGTCTTCGATTCGGTGAAGCAGCTGCGCTCGAGAAATCAGATGTTGATTTGAGAAAGCGTGTGATCCATGTCACGAAAACCTACGATGTCAACAACGACATCGTAACAACCCCAAAGACGGACTTTTCTATCAGAGATGTATATATTCAGGACGAGCTTGCAAAAGTCTGTAGAAAGGCACTGAGAATGGCTCAGAATGACAATGTGGTACAGTTTAGCAACCTATTGTTCACCGGTACAGTTCGTGAGCACATTGACCACTTTGCTTACAACAAATACCTCAAGGAAAATTCCATGAAGTCTATCGGCAGAAGCATCACACCGCACACGCTAAGACATACACACGCAAGTCTACTAATGGAACAGGGAATTGATATCGACAGTATCTCAAAAAGACTTGGACATAACGACAGCAAAGTTACAAAAGAAATTTATCTGCACGTCACACAGAAGTTAGAAAGCAAACGAAATGAGCAATTAAAAGCAATAAAAATTTTATAGTGAGCCCCATGAAAGCCCCATGAGAACAAAAAAGAACCCCGCAAACCTCAGAATTCCTTGTAAATACTGGGGTTGCGGGGAAAGGTTCAAAGCTGTCTAGGGGAGTGCCTACATATATAAATAAGTACAAACTAATGCGAAATAACGCATTTTTAAGCACTTTCAACGTTGAAACCGTACAACAAAATACAATATTTTGCCCCATGAAAGCCCCATGAAAGCCCCACGTAAATGGTACAATATTAATGCCCCAGAGTCAAATGCTCCGGGGCATATTTTTACTCAATCCAAGCTTGGAACTTGTCCACGAATCTCTTCTTATCTCCGGCATATCCGTCCATGCCACTAGCGTTCAGCGTATCGACCTGATCTGCGTAGAAGTTAGGATTGTTCTGTACAGAAACTCTGTAATGAACCATCTTGTACTTATATCCATCCGGTGTGATGTAGTACAGCTCAACTGCAAGAATCTCTGAACCATCTCCGAGGATTCCATTCTCCTTGTCGTTCAGATCATAGCTGTTGCCGAATGTAAGGTATGGCAGCCAACCGCTCTTTCTTGTGTATACTCGACAGCGAATACTTCCTTTGCTTACTTTAATAGCAAGCCACTTAATTGAAACATTATCTCCTTTTCCAGCCCAGTCGATTTTATTCACTACTGGTGGCCACCATCTGTCTGTGAAAGCCTGATATGTAATATCGACCTGTCCTAAGTCTTTCTTTTCTGCCGGTTTAGATGGTGCTGACGGTGTAACAGGCTGAACACTTCCACCAAATTCCATATAACAATGGTTGACATCTACTCTTCCACTGACTCCATCTACCTGTCCATCAGAAGCATACTGCCAGATAGCATACTGACCTTTGTATGTATCTTCCGGGAGATTCTTATACCTTGCCATCCACTCAACATACTTTCCACGGACACTGCCGAGGTAGTTGCTGAACCAGCTTAAGGACGCGTAGATTCCCGGAGTATATCCAGCTGCTTTAAGTCCTTCACAGACAATCTCGCAGCATCTAGGAGCATAGTTCTGTGTTCCCGGCTCTTCTACGTCAATAAAGATTGGTAACTGAAATGTATGACCTTTAATCAATCTCAGGATATGGTCAAGTTCGCTCTGTGCCTGTCTGTCGCAAGTTGCGTAGCTGTACAGATATACTCCAATCGGAATACCAAGTCTTTCACATTCTGAAAGGTTACGAATCCACTGTTTGTCATCCTGTGATGCGATATCGTCACCATATCCACACCGAAGGATAGCTCCGGCACATCCAGACGCTTTTACCTTTTCCCAGTTGATTACTCCGTTGTGATAGCTGACATCAATAATAAGTTTACTCATACCAGCCACCTTCTTTCAGCTCTGCTTTCTTCTGCTCGATCTCCGCAGCGTGCTCCTCTGCAAATTTCTGCATTATTTCCAACGATGTTCCCTCATTGTCCGAGATTTCCTTTACTGAAAGTCCGTAGGCAAAACTCTTAATAATTTCTTTTACCGTCTGTTCTGTCATGATATTCTCCTTTCTTGCACTGGTGCAATTCTATTTTTTCTTATATGTATTCCGATTCCACATTTCTGTCACACGTTCCCAACCACCTGTACTGACCAGGTAAACTATAAAAGCGGCAATGAATGATGCAAAAATGTAATACCACTCAATTACTATCTGATAATAGGTGCACAAGACGATTACTGCTGCCGGTGTCAGGATCAGTGATGTGATCAGTGCCACAACATTCGTCTGCACTTTTTTCAGTGCCGGCATCTCCTTGATTGCCTGCACGATCACGCTGACCAAGAAGGCCAGCACTCCGATTCCTGCCAAAATGTAACTCATGTACTGCATTAATGCTTCAATTTCCATAATTTTATTTCTCCTATTTATTTAAGACCAATCTGCATTGCTACAATTCCAATCACAAGACCAAGAGCTGTGGTCAGTACATACTTAACGACAGTGCGCCACATCTCCCCGTCTTTTCCTTCAAGAGCTTCCAGTCGTTCTCCTTGCTTTCCCTGCTCTTTCACCATGTTTGCCATATTGTTTGCAAGTTTCTCCACGGATGTTGCAAGGGAGCTGATCTCCTTTACCGTCTGCTCAAGAGAATCGATTCTCTTGTTCTGCCTGTGCTGCTCATCATCAATTCTTTTGGCGAACTCTGCATGCTCTTCTCTACCTACATATTCCATCACCATTCTCCTAAAATACTTATAATTCTGATTCAATGTTAATACAGCTAATTATGATATTTATGCAATCTTAAGATAATTGTACTGGATTTTTGGGAAATGATTGTACCCATATTAGACTCATAGATGAAATAGTAAGAGTCGGATAATCTTTAAAGATGTAACAATTAAGACTGAGAAAGAT